ATTAAAAATACTAAAAATATTTAAAAAGATTTTTAATATTTAATTAAATAATGTCTGAAAAAAATTCCAATTCTGGTATGCAATGGAAAAATAATACTGAAAAAATATTTAAAAAATGGTGTGATCATGCTGTATGTTATTCTTGGATGCATGATAGATCTTATAAAAAATTTAATTGTCATTATTCATGGTTTACAATTCCTGTAATAATTTTGTCAACAATAACAGGTACAGCTAATTTTGCTCATGAAAGATATACTCAATACGCATCTATTATTACAATGGTAATAGGTTCTATGAATATTTTAGCTGCCATAATAACCACTATTGCACAATTTTGTAAAGTTTCTGAAAAAGTAGAAGGTCATAGAATAGCTGCAATTTCTTGGGATAAATTTGGTAGAAATATTAGAATAGAATTAGCTAAAGATCGTCAAGATAGAATGAAAATTCAAGAATTTATGAATATTTGTTCTGAGGAATACAATAGATTAATTGAAGTTTCTCCATCAATTCCTAGAGATGTAATTAGAGCTTTTAAAAAATTAGCAATAGCTAATAATGCTATGGATTTACATGAAATTAATGATGGAGATCCATCTTCTTGTATTTGTTGTGATGAATGTTGTTTTTGTGATAATTGTTTTGTAAAAATGTTTCCATGTTGTTTTTTTAAAACAAAAGGATGTTGTCATAAATGTAGATCATCTAAAGAAGAAAACCAAACTAATGATGTAGAAAATAATCATAATGAACATAAAATAGAATTACCTGAAATTTGTGGTAATTTTAAACCAACTGATATTAAAAAAACTGATCAAAATAATTCTAATTTAAATAAATATGGATTATTTAATATGAATATAGAAAGTATAACATTAGATGATGATATTGAATAAATTAAATTTTAGGTATTGTTTTTTTAAAACTATTTAATATTCTTTCTTTATTTTTATCTGATTTATCTATATCATATAATTTTATCATATTAATAGAATGAATAATTAAATAAAATCCATAACCTGCTAAAATATGCCAAATTCCATGTAAATGTAATTTTGCTAATTTTTTTTTTACTTTTTCTGGAACTTTAGGATTTTTACATTTAGGTTCTGAATACCACCATAATCCAGCACCTACTATAACAAAAAGAGCTCCTTTAATAAAATTATTTCTTATTTTTTTTATGCATTTATCAAAACCATACTTATTACCATAATTATTAATTAAAGGTATGAATCCAATTAATAATAAAGCTAAAAATAAAAATATGTAGTCAAAATATTTTGTAAAATTATCAATTACTAAAGTTAAATATAATGTAGAAGGAAATAATAAATAAAATAATTTATAAATATTTTCCCATTTTGATAATTTTTTTAAATAAAATTCATAAATATAAAGATTACCTAAATTAATTGGTAATATCATTGTTATTTTATCTAAATACGAAAATCCTTCTAAATTATAATAATGATTTAAACTAGAAGAAATACCATTTGAAAATATTAATGAATACAATAAATTTATATTATTTGCATTATTTTTGTTTATTCCATAAAATCCAAAAAATGAAATAACTAATGCTGTAATTGTATTTACATATTCTTTATTGTATAATTTTCCTTCACAAAAACATTTTGTTTCAGAAAAAAAATGATTCTTTGTCATTTAGTATATAATTTTTTATAATTATTAAACCGGTTAATAAAACATCATTCAAATATTTATTAAATAATGCAAATATTTATTAAATAATGCAAATATTTATTTTTTTTATTTTTTTATATTAATAAAATGATAAAAAAATACAAAATTATATATGGTGGTTCTATCAATATTATTTTGAAATATCAACTTAATGAAAATGATATTGAAATTATTAATATATTAAAAAATACAATTTTTAAAGACAAGTTAAAATATAAATTAGATATATTAATTCCTAATACAAAAATAAATAAAAATCATTTTCCTAAAAGTATCAATATGGGGAAAAAAGTAAAGTCTAATCAAATAATAATATGTTTTAAAGATGGAGATAAAATTATATCATTTTTAGATGTACATTTTCAAGCAAATGGTTTAAATAATAAAAAAACTGCACAAATAAATTATGGATGGTCAAACTCAAATTATAGAAGACAAGGTTTTTCAAAACTTTTAAGAATTATTTTAATACAACTACTTGTAAAATTACAAGTAAATTATTTAATAAGTATTCCTTATCAATCAGCTTTTTCTAACGCTATTTTAGATTATTTAAGGTTTGAAACATATCAAGAAAATGATAGTATTAGATTTTTAGATATAAATAAAATTGATAGTAAAATTTATTTAGAAAAAGCAAATGACATTCTTTCTAGTATATAAATTTTTCTTTTATTTTTGCTTTTACAGCATAGAATTCTTCTTTATTAAATGATGGTAATTCTTTTAATGCTCTATTTTCTAAAACATATAATATTTCTTCTGTAACAATTCTTAATAGCAATTGATTATTATCAATTATTTGTATTGACCCATCTAGTAATACCTTCCTATTATATTTTTCGATAATTATCCTAGCATATGTATAAATCATTGATTCTATTAATGCAGAATTAATAGAATAAAAATAACTTTTTATTGAAATATTTATTTGAATAAATGTTAAATAATAAATATTAGCAAACATAAAATTGTAATATTCAATTTCTCTTTGAGTTAGTGGTGGTGGTTCATCAGATGATTGTCTATTAGAATTTAATTTATTTTCTAATTTAGATCCAAGTTTAATAAATTTGTTTGATTCAAATCCAAATCCATATTCAATTAATCTCTTTGAGTTGAAATTTTTTAATTCATTATTTTTTTTTTATTATCAAAGTATAATTTGTATAATAAATAAAATATGATTAATAATAATAAAATATTTATAATTATCTTATAAGAGTTCTATAATATTAATAATTATATTTTTACATCAACTGGTGGTCTCTTAATGATACATCTAAAAAAATAATTTATTTATTAGAAATTCTTTTTATCAAATTAGGAGTGTTCCATGCAATCTTATCATATCCACCACCACATGAACCCATAATTCTAATAGATTCTGGTTTACCTTCTGAATTTTTATGAATTTTAGATACTAGAAAAAATTCTTTAGGATAAGGTATACCATCTTTTTCTGCTTTATTAGCCCATTCATCAGAAAGATAAAATTCATTCCATTCTTTTACATCAAATTCACTAGGACTTCCTTTAGCAGGCAATTCTAGAATAGTTAAATATTTTTTTCCATTGACAATAATTTCAGACAATTCGTCTTTAATCTGATCTGTTGTCTGATGAATACCATCAATAATATTAGCATTTTTTCTTAGTTCTTCCATTCTTATAAATTTAATAGTTCTTATTTTTTTTATTTTAAAATAATAAGTATCCAATATTATTTTCAATTTTTTAAAAATATTGAAAATAAGAATTTATATATAAAGAAATATCACATCTTTATATCAGTTCATATGAATAATGATTATCAAGAAAAAGTAAAAAAATTCAATAAAGTATTAGAAAAATATTATGGCTATTCCAGTTTAAAAGACAAACAAGCTGAAATTATTTATAATTTAGTAGAAAAAAAAAATGATGTATGTGGAATTTTGACAACAGGTTATGGAAAATCAATTTGTTATCAATTGCCACATTTAATTACAAAAAAAAGTGTATTAGTAGTTTCACCTTTAATAGCTTTAATGGAAGATCAAAAAAATGCTTTAGAGGAAAAAAATATTGGAGTTGTTTGCTTTAATAGCAATCTAGCTTCAAAAAATGCAGAGAAAGCTAAAATCTTAAATGGGGAGCATAAAATTATTTATACTACACCTGAATATTTAGTTACTGAATCTGCAATTAGTTTTATTGAGGAATTAGTTGAACAAGATGGATTAGCTTTATTTGCTATAGATGAGTGTCATTGTATAAGTTCTTGGGGACATGATTTTAGAGAAGAATATTTAGAGTTATCAGTTATTAGAAAAAAATTTCCACAAGTTCCTACAGTAGCTTTAACAGCTACAGCAACACCTAATGTAGAAAGCGATATTACTCATTACTTAGAAATGGAAAATCCTGTAATTGTTAAAAGTTCTTTTGATAGACCTAATTTATACATTAGCTTGAAACCAAAAACTAAAAATATAGTTGAGGATATGAAACCTATTTTAGATAAATTTAAAGATGATTTCATAATAATTTATTGTAAAAAAAGAGATGAAACTGAAAAGGTCAGAGATTTATTAAGATCAGAATTAAATTTGAGAGTAAAAGCATATCATGGAGGTTTACATCCTGATAGAAGAACTAAAATTCAATCCATGTTTACTGAAGGTAGATACAAAATTATTGTAAGTACTATTGCTTTTGGTATGGGTATAGATCAAACTATTAGATGTGTAATTCACTATGGTGTACCTAAATCAATGGAATCTTATTATCAAGAAATAGGTAGAGCTGGTAGAGATGGCTTACCTAGTGAATGTCATCTATTTTATTCACATCAAGATTTAATTATTTACAAACATTTTTTGAAAGATGTCGAAGATTCTAAATTGAGAGCAAGGCAAGAAAAACAAATAAAATCAATGGAAACTTATGTTCATTTAAGATCATGTAGAAGAAAATGTATTTTAGCTTACTTTGGTGAAATTTTTAGTAAAGACAATTGTGATAATTGTGATAATTGTCAAAGAGAAATTCCGAAAGAAGATTTTACTCAACAAGCTTATATGTTATTTAGATTGTTAAGAAAAACAAATAATAAATTTGGTACAGGAGTAATTATAGGTACTTTAAGAGGATCTAAAGCTAAAAACATTAATAAGGCTTTGAAAAAATTAGATTTATGGGGTTCTGGACATGCTTGGAGTGTAAATTGGTGGAAAGCTTTTATTAGAATGTTAATATCCTATGACTATTTAAGATTAAAACCTTTACCTAAATCATTTGGTTCAATTTTAGAATATACAGCTAAAGGTAGAGATTGGTATAAAAAATTAAGTAAAATAAAAATTCTTAATAATTCTTCTTCTTTAGATAATAATGTTGATTCAAAATTTAGATTAGTATTGAATTTATCCGATGAATTAGAAGCTTTAACACCGCCCAAAGTTAAAGTTTCTGAAATTGAAGAAAATTTACAAAAAATGGATCTATCAAATCTAAATGATATTGAGAAATTAATAGATATGTCAGATTTTGATTCATCTCCAAAAATAAAAATTAATACCAATAAAGTTAATCAAAAAATTAGGGAATTATCTCCTACCAAAAGAAAAACATATTTAATGTTTTATAATCAAAATTTAAATATTGAAGATATAGCAAAAATTAGAGATTATAAAAAACAAACAATAGAAGATCATTTAGTAGAAGCC